GGTCTGCCATGAGCATCGGCAAACGCAACAGCGAAGGCTACCCGGACCCCACCGCCTGCGAAGCTCTGTCGCTGATTGAGCAGGAGGAGCGCGCGCTCCGGGCATTTCGGCCCATCGTCTATATCTGCTCCCCCTATGCGGGAGACATTGAAAGAAACGTCCGGGCCGCGCGGAATTACTGCCGTTTCGCTGTGGACAAGGGGTTTATCCCCATCGCGCCTCACCTGCTGTTCCCGCAGTTTTTGAACGACGCCGACCCGCGGGAGCGGGAGCTTGGGCTGTTTTTCGGAAACGCCCTGATGAGCAAATGCTCCGAGGTGTGGGTGTTCGGCGGCAATATCACAGCCGGCATGCAGGCGGAAATCAAACGGGCCAGGTGGAAGAATTACCGCCTGCGCTGCTTCACGGAAGATATGGAGGAGGTACAGGATGTTTGCAGTCACTGAAGGTACGCGCCGCATCGGCGGCACAGAGATTTCTACTTATACGCGCGAAATTGTCAGCGCCAACGTTCTCGAGGCTGAGGCCGGCACCAACGGCTATCAGGGCGGCGATGCCGGGCACGGAAGCCGCACCTATTTCCGCATTTCGGACGAGGGCGGCACGAATATCCGGGTGCGCCCGCTGGGCCGCTGCGGAGACGAAGGCTTCGAAGTCACGCTCGGCGGCGACTGTGAGCTGGAAACCATCATCACGGCGCTGAAGTTCATCACCAAGGTATTGGAGGACGGCGCGAAGGAGGTGCGCGACTGATGTTTACTCTGTACAGCGCCGACATTGTCGGCAACCCCGGCAACTGCTCCTATCCCCACAAAACCGAAGTCACAGACGAGGAAAGCCTGCGGGCGGCGGTCTGCCGCGACTACGTCTGCGCCGAGTACAAAAACAGCTACCGAAGCGGCGACAATTTTCTCGGCGCGGACTGCCTGCCCGTTGACTGCGACAACGACCACTCCGAAAACCCGGCCGATTGGGTTCGCCCGGCCGATGTCGCCGCCGCGTTTCCGGATGTCGGCTTCGCGGTCCATTACAGCCGCTGCCACATGCGCGAGAAAAACGGGAAGCCCGCCCGGCCAAAATTTCATATTCTTTTCCCGATTACGCGCATCACCGACGCGGCTGCTTACAGCGATATGAAGAAGCTGGTAAGCACCATCTTTCCGTATTTTGACACCAGGGCGCTGGATGCGGCGCGCTTCTTCTTCGGCACATCCCGCGCCGAGGTGGAACTCTTCCCCGGCAGGATGAATCTGACCGAATTTCTGGAGGACGACGACTTTGACGCGGATCTGCCCGGCGGCAGCGGAACCGGCCCGGTTATTCCGGAGGGCAGCCGCAACGCCACCCTGTCCCGATTTGCCGGCAGGGTTATCAAAAAATACGGCGACGGCGATGAGGCGTATCAATGTTTTCTGGAGGAAGCCGCAAAATGCGCACCGCCGCTTCCGGACGCCGAGCTTTCGACCATCTGGCACAGCGCCCGGCGGTTTTACGCCAAAATTCAGCGTCAGGACAGTTATGTGCTGCCCGAGGTGTATAACAGCGATGTCTCATACAAGCCCGGTGATTTCTCCGACGTCGGGCAGGCCGAGGTGCTGGCAAAGCACTTTTCCGGTGAGCTGCGCTATTCGCCGGCGACGCACTTTATCCGGTACACGGAGCACTACTGGAAGGAAACCGAGCCGGGCGCGCAGGCGGTGGCCCACGAGCTGACCCGCCGCCAACTGGAGGAGGCGACCCGGGATCTGCTGGCCGCCGCCAAAAAGCTGACCGGATGCGGGGCGCAGGGCATTCTCGACACGACCTCCAAAGCCAAGGCGGAAGCCCTGTTCAACGACGCGCAGTCCGAGGCCTACGACGAATATCTCGCGGCGAAAGCCTACCAGTCCTATGCGATCCGCCGCCGCGATTCAAAGAATATTACCGCGGCGCTCAAAGAGGTGCGCCCGATGCTGGAGATTTCCCCGCGGGATCTGGATGCGGACTGCTTTCTTCTCTGCACGCCCGAAGCCACCTACGATCTGCGCAAAGGTCTTGACGGTGCGCGGGAGCACGCGCCGTCCGACTTTATCACCAAAATCACCTCTGTTTCGCCCGGCAGGAAAGGCGGACAGCTCTGGCAGGACAGCCTTGACCTTATCTTCTGCAAAGACCGCGAACTCATCGACTATGTGCAGATGATCTGCGGGCTTGCCGCCGTCGGCAAGGTCTATGTGGAAGCGCTCATCATCGCCTACGGCTGCGGGCGCAACGGCAAGTCCACCTTCTGGAACGCGGTTTCCCGCGTGCTGGGTCTGTACAGCGGCAACATCTCCGCCGACACGCTGACGGTGGGCTGCCGCCGCAACATCAAGCCGGAGCTGGCCGAGGTCAAGGGCAAGCGCCTGCTCATCGCCGCCGAAATGCAGGAGGGCGCCCGGCTCAACGACTCCACCGTCAAGCAGCTCTGCTCCACCGACGATGTGTTCGCCGAGAAAAAGTACAAGGACCCGTTCAGCTTCACGCCCTGCCATACGCTGGTTCTCTACACCAACCACCTGCCGAAGGTCAGCGCCTCCGACGACGGAATCTGGCGCAGGCTGATCGTGATTCCGTTCGGCGCAAAGATAGAAGGAAAGAACGACATCAAGAACTACGGCGAATATCTCTACAACAATGCCGGCGAGAGCATTCTGGCGTGGATCATCGAGGGTGCCCGAAAGGTGATCGCGCTGGATTACAAGCTCCCCGTGCCGGCATGCGTGCAAAAAGCCATTGACGAGTACCGGGCGCAGAACGACTGGTTCGGCCATTTTCTGGAGGACCGGTGCGAGCTTGCCGCCGGTTTCCGCGAAAGCTCCGGCGCTTTGTATCAGGCGTACCGCAATTACAGCATCGACACAAACGAATATGTCCGCAGCACCGCGGATTTCTATTTCGCACTGGAAAAGGCCGGCTTTGAGCGGATTGTCCGGGACGGCCGGCGCTTTTTTACCGGGCTCCGTCTCAAAACGGACGACGGAGATTTCGAGCGCTTTTTGCAGTAAATAAGATAATCAAGTGACCTCGACGAAGGTCTCTTCCAAAACTTTTCTTAGACACATAAAAAATCTCATAAGAAAAAGTTCGGTAAATGACATGCGCCGAGGTCACTTGAAAGGGGAAAACGGCCGTGAGAGAAAAGGAAATCGAGCAAAAATTCACTCTGATGGCAAGGCGGACGGGCGGTCTGGCCTTGAAGTTCGTATCCCCCGGCATGAGCGGAATGCCCGACCGCCTTGTTCTGCTGCCGGGCGGACGCATGGCCTTTGTGGAGGTCAAGGCTCCGGGCAGGGCGCCGCGCCCCCTGCAGGAAGCCAGACACCGGACGCTGCGGCGGCTGGGCTTTCGGGTTTTCGTGCTGGACCGGCCAGAGCAGATTGGAGGAATTCTGGATGAAATACGAACCCCATAGCTACCAGACCTATGCCGTCCGTTACATCGAGGATCACCCCGTCGCGGCGGTCCTGCTGGATATGGGCCTCGGCAAAACGAGCATCACGCTGACCGCCCTGAATAACCTGCTGTTTGACAGCTTCGAGGCTCACCGTATTCTGGTAATCGCGCCTCTCCGCGTGGCCCGCGACACATGGCCCGCCGAGATTCAGAAATGGGATCACCTGTCGCTTTTGACCTGCTCCGTGGCGGTGGGCACCGAGGCCGAGCGCAGGGCGGCGCTTTTGCGGCGGGCGGATATCTGCATGATCAACCGGGAAAACGTCCAGTGGCTCATTGAGGAGAGCGGCGTCCCCTTTGACTTCGACACCGTGGTGGTCGACGAGCTGTCGTCCTTCAAAAGCCACCGGACAAAACGCTTCCGGGCGCTGATGAAGATCCGCCCGCGCATCCGCCGCATCATCGGCCTGACCGGCACTCCGTCGGCGAACGGACTGATGGATTTGTGGGCCGAATACCGGCTGTTGGATATGGGACAGCGCCTCGGCCGCTTCATCGGGCAGTACCGAACGGACTATTTTCTTCCTGACAAGCGCAGCGGGCAGGTGGTGTTCACCTACAAGCCGCTGCCCGGCGCGGAGGAAGCAATCTACCGCAGAATCGCGGACATCACCATCAGCATGAAGTCCGCCGACCATCTGCGGATGCCGAAGCTTATCAGCAGCGAATACGAGGTGCGGCTTTCCGAGGAAGAACGGGCGCGGTACAACGATCTGAAAAAAGATCTGGTGCTTCGGCTCCCGGACGGCGAGATCACCGCCGCCAACGCCGCGGCGCTGTCAAACAAGCTCTCGCAGATGGCAAACGGCGCGGTCTATGACGACGCCGGCGGCACGATTCATATCCACGGCCGCAAGCTGGACGCGCTGGAGGATTTAATCGAGGCGGCGAACGGCAAACCGGTTCTGGTGGCCTACTGGTTCAGGCACGACCTTGCCGGAATCTCCGAGCGCCTGCGAAAGCTCCGCATTCCGTTTTCACCTCTCGACACTCCGGAGAGCATCCGCAGATGGAACGCCGGCGAGCTGCAGGTGGCGCTGGTGCACCCCGCGTCCGCCGGGCATGGGCTGAACCTGCAGTCGGGCGGCTCCACCATCATCTGGTTTGGGCTGACGTGGAGTCTGGAGCTTTACCAGCAGACCAACGCCCGGCTCTGGCGGCAGGGGCAGACGGCGGACACCGTTGTGGTGCAGCATATCGTCACCAAGGGCACCATCGACGGCCGCATATGCAGGGCGCTTTCCGCCAAGGACCGCACGCAGTCCGCCCTGATTGAGGCGGTCAAAGCCGATCTGAAAATCTGATGACAATAAGGGACTTCGTCCCTGAGACAATTTGTGCCAATCCGAGGGATCAAGAAACCGGAGGTACAGATTATGAACACGCAGGAAATGACGGCGAAGGAGTACCTTTCCCAAGCCTATCGAATCGACCAGCGCATCAACTCAAAACTGGAGCAGGTCCAGTCGCTCCGGAATTTGGCGGAGAAAGCCTCCGCCGCTCTGGGCGAGACGCCGAACAGCGGCACAAGGAATTTCCACCGCATGGAAGACGTGATCTGCAAAATGATCGACCTGGAGGACGAAATCAACGCCGACCTGAACGCCCTGATCGACCTGAAGCATGAAATTGTCACGATCATCCGGTGTGTGGAAGCGCCCGACCTCCAGACGATTCTGGAGCTCCGCTACCTGTGCTTCAACACATGGGCGGAAATCTCCGTGGCGCTGCATCTCGACATCCGCTGGGTGCACCGCCTTCACAACAAGGCGTTAAACGAGGTGGATGCGATTCGTCACCCGAGACCATAGAAAGCCGCACGGCTCTTATGATATTGTTAGAGTGGCGAAAAAATCAGAAAGCCTTCACGGGAGCAAAACCCGCGGAGGCTTTTTCCATGCGCCGGAACGGAGGAAATCACGGTGCCGTACAAAGCGAAAAAGCCGTGCGCCTACCCCGGCTGCCCGAACCTGACAGCCGGCAGATTCTGCGAGGAGCACGCGAAGCTGGAAGCCAAGCGCTACAACCGGTACGGCCGCGACCCGGAGAGCAACAAACGCTACGGCAGGTCGTGGGCGAAGATCCGGGCGGCATACCTTTCGGCGCATCCGCTGTGCGAGGTTTGCAAGGCAGAAGGCAGGCTGACCCCCGCCGAGCTGGTTCACCACAGGCGCAGGCTGACCGACGGCGGCACCAACGACTGGAGCAATCTGCAGGCGCTGTGTCAGGAGTGCCACTCAAGGCTTCATGCCGAACGCGGCGATTATTTCTGATTTTATGAAATAAATCAAAGTCTGTGAATTCAACGGGAGGGGCGGTCCGAATCTCTGCGGCTTTCGGGCAGGACAGCGCGCCCGGCCCTTCGTATGAATTTTCGCAGAATCAAAAACTTTTTCAAAAAGCGCGGCAAAGGAGGCGATGCCCGTGCCGAGAGGAGGAGCAAGGCCGGGCGCGGGCCGCCCAAAGAAACCGCTCGCGGACAAGATCATCGAAGGCAACCCCGGAAAACGGGAACTGACCAAGCTGAAATTTCCCGCGGGTGAAAAATCAAACACGGGTTTTGAAAAAAATTCAAACGCGCAGAAATCAAAAACCAAAAGCAGCCGCCGTATGCCGTCCTTCCTTGACATGGCTGCCAAGGAAGGCGGCGACGTGCTGCCGCCGGCAAGCGGGATTTATAAAATGCTCGCAGAGTGGGTCGATGGTTCCGGGTGCGGAGAACTGGTCGCGCCGAACCTGATCGAGGACTTCGCGTTCCTGCGCAGGGCCTATCTGGAATGCGAATACATGAACCGCCGGCTGGGGCGCATCGCGTCCGGCAAGCGGTCGCCTTACGTCAACATGGCGCTGGATTATCAGAAAGCCATGATGGCGGTCTACAACCAAATCTGGCTGATCGTTTCGCAGAACTGCGAAACCAAATACGAGGGCAAGAACGAATTCCTCGAGATGCTCAGGAACAGGGGGTTTTAGCCAATGCAGCCGACGGAAAGGTTTCCTGCCGGGACTTCCCGGTTTGAGAAAGTGAATATCGACAAACTGGTGCCTTACGCCCGCAACGCACGGACGCACTCCAAGGAACAGATTCTGCAGCTTCGCGCGTCGCTCCGTGAGTTCGGCTTCGTCAATCCCGTCATTGTGGATAAGGACTGCAACATCATCGCGGGGCACGGGCGCGTGCTGGCGGCGAAAGCCGAGGGCATGACCGAAATCCCCTGCGTGTTTGCGGAACATTTGACCGAAGCGCAGAAGCGCGCTTATATCCTTGCGGACAACCGCCTTGCGCTGAATGCCGGATGGGACGAGGAACTGCTGGCTTTGGAATTCGGCGAGCTGAAGAACCTCGGCTTTGATGTGGAGCTGACCGGCTTCGGGGCAAACGAGATTGAAAAGCTCTTTGCCGCCGACACCGGCGCGGTGCAGGACGATGACTTTGACCTCACGGCTGCTTTGGAAGAGGCGGCTTTTGTTCTGCCCGGAGATGTGTGGACGCTGGGACGGCACCGGCTGATCTGCGGCGACGCCACCGACGCGGAAACGGTGAAAAAGCTGATGGGCGCCGGGAGCTCCGGTGGAAGCCGCAAGGCGAACCTTGTCCTGACCGACCCGCCGTACAACGTGAACTTTGAGGGTTCCAGCGGACTGAAAATCAGGAATGACAGCCAGAAATCAGACCAGTTCTATGCTTTTCTGCTTTCGGCATTCCGGAATCTGGCGGACAATCTGGAAAGCGGCGGCTCCGCCTACATCTTCCACGCGGACACCGAGGGCGAAAATTTCCGCCGGGCGTTCCGGGAAGCCGGCTTTCACCTCTCCGGAACCTGCATCTGGGTAAAGGACAGCTTTGTCATGGGACGTTCGCCCTACCAGTGGCAGCACGAGCCGATTCTCTACGGCTGGCTCAAAACCGGTACGCACAAGTGGTACGCCGGCCGCTCGGAAGCCACGGTCTGGAATTTCGCCAAGCCGAAAAAGAACAGCGACCACCCGACGTCAAAACCCCTCGACCTGCTGGCCTATCCCATCCGCAACTCCAGCCAGGCAAATGCCATCGTGCTGGACACTTTCGGCGGTTCCGGTTCCACGCTCATCGCCTGCGAGCAGACCGACCGCATCTGCTTCATGATGGAGCTGGACGAAAAATACGCGAGCGTGATTTTGCGCCGGTATGCCAAGTTCAAACAGAACGGCGGCGCGGACGTCACCTGCGAGAGGGACGGCAGGACCTATGCCTTCGCCGACCTTGTCAAAGACATTTCAAGGGAAGCTTAATTACACAAACCTCCGCGCACATCTTTGTCGGCATTACGGCGCCGAAAGGACTTGCTATTCTCACGCTTTGGAGTGATATATGTAGTCACCGGAGGACGGAAGCCCGCCGGAATCAAAGCAAAACGGAGGATTCCATCATGAAGCTCAACTACAACCTTGTCGGAGAGAAACGCAAGTCGCTGGCCGGCGCCGCCGGTGAAATTCTGAATCAGCCGGTCCGTTACCTCGGCGCTCCCTCGTTCGAATATGAGGCCGGCGCGTACCGCATCGGCAAAACCGGGCTGGTCGCCGGCCCGGACAGCCGGGAGCTTGAGGCCGCCCTGAAAGAACGCGGCTTTTCCGCCGAGGTTCGCGCTTACGATGAACCGGAAGCGGAAAAAGCGAACGCCGCCCCGGACATTCTGACCATCGAGATGCCGATGGACGGCTTTTCCCCCAGAAAGGTCGACAACCTCTGCAAAATGGTGGACGCCAAGGCCGCGCTTCTGAAAGCGGCGCTGGGAACGGAGGATCTGCCCATCCGGCAGACGAACGAGGACGGCGGCAGGCTGTGCTTCCCCTGGTTCCGGTTTACGGACGATGCCGACACCGTCGCCGCCTACACTGCCCTGATTGCCAAGCTCTGCGAAGCGGCCAAAAAGAAAAAGCGCGTCACCGCCCGGGAGCACGAGGCGGATAACCCCAAATACGCCATGCGGTGCTGGCTTCTTTCGCTGGGCTTCATCGGGGAGGAATACAAGCAGGCGCGGAAAATCCTGCTGGCAAACCTCAAGGGCAACGGCTCCTACAAATCCAGAGTACGGTAAGGCGGTGAACAAAGTGAATTTTCCAAGCAGAGAAACGGTGGAGCGGCTCCGCCGGCAGTATCCCACGGGCTGCCGCGTGGAACTGGTGCGGATGAATGACCCGCAGGCCCCGCCCATAGGAACCCGCGGCACGGTGCGTGGCGTGGACGACGCCGGCAGCATCATGGTCGCGTGGGACAACGGGAGCGGCCTTTCGGTCGCCTACGGCGCGGATATTTGCAGGGTGGTGAGCGGGCATGACTGAAAAAGTGAAGAAGCAGATTCTGGCCGTGCGGGACACCGGGCGGACGAATATGTTTGATACGAACGCCGTCAAAAGCATCGCGCTGGAAATGGATTTTTTTGAGCTGGCGGACTTCCTCGAAACCGAGCGCAAAGCCTATTCCCGGTTCATCCTCACGGGCGAGGGTTAATCACACAATCTCCAAGCGAGAACTTTGTGTAATATATATCCTCAAAATGACTTGCTGTTCCGGGTGTTCAGAGTGATATATGTACATGCCGAAAGGCACACAACACTTTTTCAGGGAGGAACCCACGATGGATTACAGGCAGATGATCAGGGAACAGCTCGGCGAAGGCTGGCGCTTTATCAAAGCATACAACGCCTTTGAAAACGGCGAACTGCGCATTATCGCGGCGGACGAAACCGGGCGGGAGCACCGCTGCATTCTGGTCGACGGGAAGCTGACCGAGAAACCGTAAGGAGGAAAGCGCCATGTGGAGCGAAGGCATTCTCACCGGCCCGGAAACGGGCGTTCTGTACAAATACTGGGTCAAGCACTACGAGGAAGGCTCCGAATTCGGCATTGACGGCGGCCGCATTTCCAAGCTGACCATCCGCAGGCTGAACGACCACCGAGACCTTTGCAACTACGACCGCGGCTGGGACGTAAAGCCCGCCGGCGAGGTCAGAGCGGTTTACGCCATGATTCTCGAAAAGTACAATTAACCGCGACAGCAATCGGGAGCGCCCCCGCGAGGGGCTGGCTCTCGTTCCATATATTTTCAAAAAAGTATTGACATTGACGTTGCGTCATGGTTTACACTGATACTCACAGGAGGAAACGTCAATGGAATACACCATCAACCAGCTTGCAAAACTGGCGGGCGTCAGCACCCGGACGCTTCGCTATTATGACCAGTGCGGCCTGCTCCCGCCCAAAACCGTGCGCTCCAACGGATACCGGATTTACGGAGAGGCAGAGGTAAACCGGCTCCAGCAGATTTTGTTC